GACTTTAATTCGTTAGCACCCGCCCAGTGTACGTCATGCACATATTGCAAGTAAGCATCGTGAATTTCCTGAGGCTCTGTGGCCTTCGGCGGTACAAAGAAAAGATTAACGCTCTGGCTTTGGCAAATATAATCTTGACGATGCCTTGCGTGTTCAATAATCCAGATCTGATTTAACTCAGGTGCAGTTTTAAATACTTCTTTCTGCTCGTCAGTTAAGATAGTTAAATGCTGAACTGACCCCGCTTCAGATGCTATATCTTTCCAGATTTTTTCCCGCTTCTTTTCGTTCGGCTCAATCTCAAAAAGAAGGTCATCTAGGTATTTGTTTTTTACTTTAAAGCTACCAGTGAGAGTCTTATGAGTAAACACGTTAGCCCTTACAGGCTCTATAGAGGGGCTAGTACCTCCACATATAATAGAACTAGAAGCATTAGGAGCAACAGCTAACAGGTGTGAATTACGCATACCTGTACCTACCATGTCAGGGGCTTCCCCTCGCTCAACAGCTAGCTCTTCTGATGCTTCGACACTTCGACTCTTAATATATGAAAAGGCGCGGTGATTAAAAGAAGTAGCGTACAGCCCCTCAAAAGCAATGTTGTTTTTCTGTAAGTAACTATGGAACCCCATAGCCCCTAGCCCGATAGCTCGCTCCCTATAGGCAGAGTAGACCGCTTTAGTAAATCCCTTATGCTCTTCTTTAACATGCTTTTTAAATCTATCAAAGTTAAGGTTGTATACACCTAAAGAATCTAAGTCTACTGCATAACCTATAAAATGCTCTAAGACATTATCGAGCATTCGAGTTAAGTCTTTTATAAATGTTTTTTCTTTACTCCAATCATCGAAGTATTCTAAGTTAACACTAGACAAGCAGCACACCGCTGTCCTTTCTTCATTAGTAGGGAGCGTTATCTCAGAGCAAAGGTTGCTTTGATTTATGGTCAGACCAATATCTTTTTGAGCCTGAGGAACCTTGTCGTTACAGTTGTCAATGTTAACTATATAAGGTTCGCCTGTCTCTGCTCTTGTCGTTATCAACGACCACCATAGATCCCTAGCTTGTACGGTCTTTACAGCTGTCTTACTTTTAGGGTCTATTAGTCTCCACTCCTCATCATTCTTTACAGCTTCGAGGAACTTATTGTTTATGTTAACTCCATTGTGTAGGTTCAAACACTTGCGATTCAGGTCACCTCCTGTGGTCTTACGCATAGCAATAAACTCATCAATCTCAGGGTGACCGATATCTAAGTAAGCAGCATAACTACCGCGCCTAGTAATACCCTGATTGAAAGCTAGCATCTGACTGTCAACAACGTGCATAAAGGGGATTGAGCCAGTAGACTTACTACCGTTAGCAGTATCCACACCGTTACTACGCACACCGCCCCAATATCCACCAATGCCTCCACCTCCACTAGCGAGCCATATGTTCTCATCATAGTGAGAAGATAAACCAGACCTGCTATCAGGGACATAATTAAGAAAGCAGCTGATAGGTAAGCCCCTACTGGTTCCTCCGTTACTAAGGATAGGAGTGCTAAACATGAACCAGAGAGAGCTAGCATAATTGTAAAGTCGCTGCGCAAGAGCGAAGTCAGTATCGCCACGATATGTTGCACAGTAGACACTAGCCCTTGCAAAAGATTCTTGAGCATATTCTTCTTCCTGCCAATGGTATCTGTCTTTAAGAGTCTCTTTAGCAAACGTGTTTAAGAGATCTTCCTTGTCGTAATCAATTTTAATACCAAGATATTCTTGGATGCCTATCTTAGAATTCATAGTCTGTTTCCACAATGTAATCAATAAGTCGCTGTTCGTACCAGTTAGCTTTTCTTAAATCTTCGATACCATTCTTGTATCGGAATCTCCACCTGTACTTAAATGAATTACCCCGCAAGTAACCTATAAATTCTTCAGGACTAAGCATGGCTTCCATCGCTTCGATGCACTCAAGCTTACCTGAATTATAATGCGTAGGATTATTCACAGGATCTGGATTAATAATTGTTGTCATTCTACTTCCTTATTAATATCGTAGTATTCAATTTTAAAATTCTCACTGTTCCTAAACTTACGGTCTATCCACTCGTTAGGTAAAGAGTCTTCACTGTACCACCTGAAGCCGTTAGCAGATGCCCACTCACCGTGGCTTCTCTTTGTACCATCTCTGCGTCTTTTAGCCTGTGGCATAGGGGCAGCAGGATTAGCAAATAAAAAAACCAGTTCAGTATTACTGTCTAATACTTTGTTAATCCAGATGTACTTATTGTACTCAGAGTAATCCCAGAACCTGCCTTTAGCTTCCAGTAAAATAGTTTTACCTTTTACTCTCCTAACAAAGTCAGGCTCGTATGTATGACTAACTGTATAGCTTACTAACTCTGCTTTGTGATGCTTCCAGTTTTTAAGCAACCCAGAGTGTAGCTCAAACTCCCAGTTAGAATCATAAGTAGAAGGCACGTTTTTTTCCACAGGACGTTTTGCTCTTTTGCGCCTTAGTCCGCTGCGTATTTTGCTTTTAGTTGTCAATGCAATGTTCCTTCTTCGTTTCTGTTACTTAATTGATCGGTTAATCTACTGACTAGTTCTTGCAAGTATACCGTAGGTATTTCTTCTATAGGTGTACCGCTATCTAAATAGTCTGCTAGCACTAAAACCATTCCAATTAGTTTAACAGATTCTTCAAGGTTATCTATTAATTCTTCGCTCAAGCCCATCTACTCCAAACTTTTTTACAGTACGAGTAAACCACCTATAGGAGTGAGGCATGATAGTATACTGCCCCTCTGTCATAAGGTGAGTTGTCTTTGTAAGATAGCCTTTAAAGTTTTTAATAGTATAAACTTTAGCCTCTTCTTCGCTCACTAAAGTTTTAAGCCACGCCAATGCTATTTTGTCTGCTACTTTTCTATGTTTCTTAGCTACTCTTCCGTTCATAATACTTCCTCTACTTTTGGGGCGGCTATTACTTTTGTGAAGTAAGTAACACCTTTAGAATACTTGAAACCTCTTAGCCCTTCACCGTCATTAACGTCTTTAAAACATTTAAACTTGAAGGGGCAGTAGTTACAGTTTTTATGTATACGCATATTACCTTTAGTTCCTTCAGCTACAGGCTCGTAACATAGATCTTCAGGAGGAGTAGCTCGCTTCAGAGCTTTATTAATGTTTTTAATTTTTATTCCTGCATTAGGTTTATCTAAATCTTCAGGACGGTGTAGGCATAGCTCACCTGTTTCTTTATTAATAACAAGAAAGCCTCCTTCTTCTGTACCCTCAGCTTCTTCGTAACCTGCTAACTGAGCTAAGTAACCGAAGGGGTCGTCTTCTGCGAGTGAGCCGTATTTAAACTTCCTAAAAGCATAGGAAGATGCGGTCTTAACATCAACAACTTCGCCATTTATCTTACAGTCCATATGACCTTTAACATTGTTAACCTCTACTTCTTTCTGCTCATCAGTAACAGTATGCCCCGCTGCCCTAACAAGCATTAGTAATACTTCTTCTAGCATGTGACCGTACAGAAACTTAATCATAGTAGGAGGATTAACTACGTTTTTAGTCTCGCTTTTAGACTCGTACCAGAGCTGTCTTACTGGCCTCCCCACATTAGACATTCTAATATTAAAGCTACTGTCACGCTTAGAAGGTCTAGCCCACGAAACAATAGCTTGCTTCATGGATTCAGCAAAGTTATCTAGCTCTTGATCTGTTATGTTTAAGCTCTCACCCTGACACAAAGGTTCTATAGCAGAGTATATATCTTCTATTAAGGTATCAAGTTGTTTCATTTGGAATTTCCTTTCTTAGTTTGTCACGCGCTACTGCCTCACGAATGTATCTTTTGGCTTTATCTTTATCCATTTTAAACCATTCGTGTTTACGCTCATGTTTTTCTTTTAAGCGAGAGTGTACTTCCATCTCAACTTGTAGTCTGTTTTTACTTTTAATCTTATATTCAAGTTTGTAATCTCGTAGGGGGCTAGAGGTTTGAAACTGCTTTAGCCTGTCCAATGCATCCATAGCACTGCCAATTTTGTACCACCCCTTCCAAGCTTTGTTAGATATAATATAAATATGACCTTCATTCTTGGAAGGAATGTCATCTGCCATTTTAGCAAAAGCTAGGTCAGCAGTAGTTTTATAACGTCCTTCTTTATGATAAGGCACACTCTTGCTGATATATTTAGAACCAATAAACATTCTGGTTTTGTTTTTCTTTTGATGTGCTGAGAGCCTACGTCTTCCGTCTGCTTGTCCATAATACCACCACTCGCCATCTTCAAATCTATAGTTAGTGTGTTTCACTCCAGTTATCTCCTATTGAATACTCACCATCTAAAGGGCAACGCATTTCAAAGTGTAGTCCTGCGGCTATGATAGCCTCAACACCTAGCTTACCCACCGTATCAGCATGTTTCTCTGGAACTTCTACCTGCCACTCATCATGAATGTTACCTACTATCTTAGCATTATAAGTCTTCAGGCTCTTACTAAATATAACAAGGGCTTGCTTCATGACAATAGCACCTGCCCCCTGAAGCAAAGCATTGAGTGCAGAGTGTGCAGATCTAATAATAATCTTGCGACCGTCTAGCCCTTTGATGTAACCCTTTGCTGACGCTCTCTCAACGCGCTTGATAAGTGATTTAAATGTCGGGAGATTGTTAAGGAAATTATCTCTAAGTCTACCGCCCTCTTTGTTACCTCCTCCAACCACACTTCCAAGTTTGCGATCTCCTGCTCCGTATATAAGTGCATAAATGAATGTCTTTGCCTGATTTCTAGATTCAAGTCCTGCATTTTTTTGATTACTTGTGTGTATGTCTCCGTGGAGAATTTCATTTGTAAAGTCCTCATCTTCTAAATAGTGAGCAAGCATTCGTAACTCTAAGCCACTGGCATCTATCCCCACTAGTTTATGCTTAGTGGGTACAATCCAACAAGCCCTACACTCTTTACCATAGGGAGAGTTGGAGCTAGGTATCTGTGCCATGTTAGGGTTACGGTGTGTCATCCTACCAGTAATGGTTCCGTTATGATTAACGTAGCCATGAACTCTACCATCATCCTCAAGCTCTTTGAACCAAGAGTTAACTTGAGACACACGCTTTTGCAACATAAGATACTCTGCAATAAGTAACGCAGCAGGAATACCTTTAATCTTTTTAAGAGTAGGCTCGTCAATTATAGGTTGACCAGTAGGTGTAAAGGTCTTTGGCTTCCACCCAAACTCTTGAAGGTATTCACCTATCTGTTTCCGTGACCCTAGATTAAAGTCTATTACTTTAACTAAAGTAATGTAGCCAGTAGAAAGCATCTGCTTACGTTCAGTATCAGTAAGTCTAACCTGCTTACCTTCCATCGTCTCACCAAGCTTACCGTAAGCACCGCTCTTAGTTCGCTTAGGATATACTTTAGTCTCGATGCGGCGAGGTCTAAATACTTGATGAACCTCTGAAACTATATGCTCAACCTTCTCGTTAAGCTCGGCCAGTAAAAGCATAGCTGCTTTTTGATCGAATAAGAATCCTGTGTCTTCTTGATCCTTCAGCAACCTAGATACTTGATGCTCTAAGTTTATAGAATCAATAGAGAAGCCACGAGATTCTTTGCGGAGAGCTTCATATACTTTATAGTTAAGGAGTACATCGTTCTTACAGTAGTCAAGCATCTCAGGAGTATAAGAATCAAACTCATCGAACTCAGTCTTAGGGAAGTTGAGGCGGTAACCCCATGACTTAAGACTGTGGTTTTCTGCACGAGTAGGGTTGAACAGCCTAGATAGTATTAACGTATCTATTATTCTCTTATCACTTAAGTCTACACCTGCTAACTTTTTTACTACTGGTATGTCGTAGTTACCTATGTTGTGTCCAATAAGTTTGTCACAGTTAAGTAGCAGCTTGTAAGCCTCATCTAGCTCCGAAGGTGCAAATGTCTGTGTGATTCCTGTGTCAACATCATAGGTTACAATACAGAATATTTCTGTAGGGTCTAACCCATCTGTCTCCACATCGAATACTAAGTTTTTATTCATAGTACTTCTTCCCCTAGTTCGTCTTCAGAATCTATCTCTGATAGGCGACCAGTATCATTGTGGTAGAGTAAGTGAGTAGCCATGCCTACGTCACCAGTATATCTAGATTTTAAAACTCTCATATGAGTAGTGTTAGACTCAATGTCATCCTCCGATTGTTGATTACGCTCAAGAGCAATAACACAATCAGATAACTGAGCGATGCTTTGAGAACCTCGGAGGTGATTAAGACCGACACTAACTCCGTTCTCATGACCACTGTTACCTTCAACTCTCCTAAGATGGGAGACAAGTATCATCCCTGCCCCTGTCTCTTCTACTATACATCTAAGTCTATGCATAATGCTATCTAAAGTACGCCTCTCGTCCCCTTCAACCGAAGCCGCAACTAACATATGTAAATGGTCAACAATAACCCACTTACAATCACAGCCTACAATCATGAAGCGTAGCTTAGAAAATATTTCTTCGATGTCAGTAGCACCAAAGTGAGCATGAACCCAGACCCTGTCATTATTAAACAGCTTATCATACATCTGTTTAATTAAATTAGGATTGAACTCGTCTCTCACTGCGTCAATAAAGAGTTTACTGTCAGCCTCGATGGACATGATTCCATCAAGAGTTCTTAAGTAATCTTCTTCGAGGGCTACAATACCTACATTGTCCTCAGTGTTATTAATAATCCAATGCTCAAGCTCTCTTGTGATACTGGATTTGCCAAGCCCTGTGCCACCTGTAAGGGTAACAAGTTCTCCTCGACGTAAGCCCAGAAGTTTCTTGTTAAGTCCCTGCCAAGGGTAAGGGATAGCCTCTTTGCGTTCTCTATTCTGATACTTATCATACAATTCCTTTGCGTTTAGAACACCGCTAGGTGTATAAGTCTTTGCGTCCCACCATCTGTTAACAAAGTCTACATGCCTCTTTTTCTTAAGCATGTCGTTAGCATCTTTAGTCTCCTCAGGGAACGAAAGAATCTTAGCTTTTCCGGGAGAGATAACTCTAGCAACTTTGACAGCTGCCTCGCGCCCTGCCTTGTCATTATCGAAACAGATAATAATCTTTTCGTATTTCTCTAGGAACTCTATAGATTCTTTGATGTCTTTGACAGCACCCGCAGCTCCGTTCTTTAGACTAACTACAGGCCACTTCGACCCTAGTAGCTCGTAAGCTGCCATAGCATCACACTCACCTTCAGTAATAGTTATATACTTGCCGCCATCCCTGAATAACTGCTGACCAAATAACCCTGCATCTTTAGGAGAACCCATCCAACTAAATAGTTTATCTCCTACAGTTCTTATCTTGTAACCTGCTATCTCATTCACAGTATAGTAGGGGTAAGAGTGGGATAGAGTGTTGCCTTGTAGATCTTCAGTAGCTCTCACACCATACTTCTTAACTGTATCTAATGAGATGCCTCTATCTTTGAGCTGTATGAATACACCATTTGTAAGCGGCGCATCAAGTTCAGTAGCCATATTATTTTTATATGTTTTCATATCAGTAACAGGAGCTAACTCTTCTACTGATATATCATCACCGGATACCGCCCTATCATAGTTAGCTATTCTTTCTGCACAACTAAAGCAGTAAGCTGATCCGTCCTCATTTAGACCTACTGGATCTTTACCACCACACTTAGGACAAGGTAATCTTGTTTTAACAAACGCCATATAATTCTCCATAAAAAAGGGGGTTGTTACACCCCCAAACACCACAGCTATTAACTAGTCCCCTGTTAAGGTATAACAAAGATCATCATATAGTCTAGACCCTGCCGCATCTAATATAGTTACTCGCCTAACTAGCTCATCTTTTTCTAACTTACAAGATAGTAAGGTATCGTATTTATCAGGTAAGTCATCACCTAATAAATCTATATTATGCTCGTTGCCTTCACGGTCTACAAAGATCCTTGCATTCTCTGTCACAGCTCGTCCTCCAAGCTTTCCTCCACATCAAACTCATCACCTGCTGATCCTGAGTAAGCTATAAGATCGAGTACTTGCATAGCCATAAAGTCTAGGCCTTTGTAAGTAGTACCCTGACGCACTGTTTCCCATTCTTTATACTGAACTTTAACAGTAGAGCCGTTACCTACCTGACAATCCATCTCGTTCTTTGAGCGATCATATAGTTTAGGAGCCTCTCGGATCATCCCTCGTGGCCCATCAACCTTACGCTTGATAACAATTGATGGCCCTTCAGCCATAGGTTTAACTGTAAAACCTCTACCTTTAAAGTCTTCAGCGGTAGCTTCATCAACTACTAGGTTTACTGAATAAGTAGGCTCATACTTTGTGTTAGGGGTCTTTACAGAAGCCCAATAAGCTTGTCCTTGTAATACTGGCATAACATTTTCCTCTGGTTTTTACATGTGTAATATTGCTTTGTGTAAAACTATTATAAATACAGGTTAACAACCTGTCAACTGTTAAGTTCCTTAACAATCTTCATTATCTACTACCTCTTTTATCTCATATACATAACTTTCAATATGCTTTGTCTTATGTTCTTGAGATTCCCACAGGTCTTCATACATATCTAAAAATGTTTCGTGAGCTTCTTCGGGTGTGTTAGCTTCAACTGTAAAATAATGTACAGCCTGCTCTATCTCACTAACAATAAACTTTTTCATACTAAAATCCTTTCTCAGTAATATAGTTAACACACTGTCAACTGATTATTCATAGTTTCTTCGCCAAGTGTTTGGCTTTCTTTTTGCTCCTGATTGTAGAGCTTTATGGTATGCATCTGCTGATGCAGAGTTCCAGTACATGTCATATAGTATTTTCTTTAAAGTCTTTACAGCTACTTTCTTTGTTGATCCTCCACCGAACATAGGCTTTATCTTGGCCCACTTGTTGCCAAAAGTTATAGTGCAGGTTCGCCACCCTTCAAGGTAATAGTCAGTAATAAAACTATCACCTCTCTTGGGGTTGAGCATTTCTTGTTTAAAGTTTAAGTGAGACTTCAACGGTATTCTCCGGTGCTAATGAATTTAACAATCATTTTAGGTAACTCATCTTCGATTTGGGTAGGGGTTCTGAGCCTCCAAAACATCATCTTTTCTTGATCAGTAGAAGCTTCCTTAATTAATTCACGCTCATAAAATAACATAAAGCTTTGAAATAAAAGAGGCGGGTCAATGCACCATAAATTGAACAAGTAACACCATTGATCTTCTACTTTGTCAAAGAATTCTTTAGGCTGTAACATAATTATATCTCCTAAGCTGCTAATTTAGTTAAGAATTTCTGTACTTTATCTGCCCTGCCTGCTCTGATAGATGCGATGTTAGGCTGCGCTGACTTCCGTCCTGCGTTGGAGTGGGTAGACCAATCAGTAAGAGCGTTATAGAAAGCCCACTTGTTCTTACCTAGCTTACGACTATACCTATGCCAAGCAAGGAATAGATAGTTAAACGTAGAGTTACGTTGCATCTCATGTAAGCTATGGTAGATTTTATCTTTGTCCATACCTGCTATGTCTTTGATAATTCGAGTAGCCTTATCGTTATCCATAGCAGTGTGATACCACTCATGCCAAAGGTGCTGCTCATTTTCAAGTATTTTAACTGAGCTGCCAACCACAGCAGCGGCATGTTTTATGTTTAGCTTTCTGCTATGCCTTGCTTTGTAGACCGTACTAGCACCATTAGTAAACACCTGACCATTCATACAGGCTGACTGCCTTGCTCCTACTGATAGTATAAAAGCAAAAGTACCGTCATAACTATTGACACCTAAGAAGCTAAGGTGAGCTGTGTCTCCATCAGGGGTAGTAATCTCATGCTTAGGGAGGACATGAGTTATATAACATTTAGAACCTGATGCATCAGTGACAATCTTCTCTTCAATGCCTGTTATATCTAGCCCACTTCGAGCGATAATTTGGCGTTGATTGTCGATCATTTCTTTATGTTCTACTAACTGATAGTTCTCACCGCAGTAACCTAATATATTTCCATTATTAGGACGGACAATTGCACACTTCTTAGTTTTTACGCTACGTTCTGTGCCGTCAAAAGTTAAATCATGCTTATAATATAGAGGTAATTTATTTACCTCAAAGCTTGCATCTCCATAATCGTTGGTGAATAAAGGGTGAAGTTGAACTGTATTGTTTACTATGCTGTTCATTGGTTGTTCTCCTATAGCCACAGGCCAGACATTTCATTAGTGAGTTTTAACTTGTTGTTTACTACTTTGTATACAGGGATGAAGTCAAACATCTCTATACTTTTACGTTTACGAACATGGTAACGCATTCCTTCTTTTCCTTTGAAATCTTTTAAGCGTTTTTTACGCATAGATATTTGGCAATCGTTCTCGTAAGGCGAAATGTAATACATTAGTTTTTACCCTTTGCTGTCATTATCGAGGGGTTAAATATAGCTTTGTAATGTTCTTTGTTTCTTACTTCATCTCGACCACTAACACCGTAGCCTATACTTTTTATAGAGTTTCCTTTCTTTACATACTCTCGAATCTGCTTAGCAATTTCTTCTTTTCTTTCATCGTTAGTCATGATTAGCTCCTGTCATTTCATTAAGTTTATAATTCACCATGTCTATACCATAGTGTCCTAGCTTACTTGCGTACTCTAACAAACCGTCCCACTCTTTCTTGTTCTCATCATAAGAAGTAATAACTCCATAAAAATCAAAGTTGTCTAGTCGTTCTTGTAGTTCTAATTCAATACCTTTTGCTTCTAGATTTCTCATTGTTAATCCTCATGGTCTGCTAAGTATTCAGCACGATCTCTTGCTGCCTCATCAGGATCAATATAATCTTCTTCCTGAGTAGTTAAGTAACGCTCAAGGTCTATTAGTACTGGGTCTTTGTTCATTTTCTTTACTCCACTTTTTATTTAACATTTGATATAAATTAAGACATGATTCACACAGTTGATCTTTGTATTTTATTACTGCATTGCAGGTGTCACAGCGTTTACCGTTTATTCGTTTGCCCATTATTCGTTACCTCCTTTACTCCCATGCCTTCATCACCATCCTCGTCAATATAATTAACAATAGTAATACTTTGGATAAATCCCGGCTCAGGATTTTCTATATCAAAGAAACCCATTTGATCTAGCATCTTTAAAGCGTGTTGTTTTTTATATTCTTTTGTTAGCATATCCGAACCTCTTCTTGGTTATAGAGACTATAGAGAAAAGTATATTAATTTGCAATCACTTACTTACAGTATTGTATTTTCTAACAACTTAATTGAGTGAAGGTCAGCAAAGAT